CTCTGGAATATCACCTGCATTCCACTCACCTTCTTTGATACCTTTGATATAAGGATTATGTTTCCAAATCAATTCATAGATACCTTCGTTTCTAAAAGATGAGCCATCCTTCAGATATGTTTCTCTACCCTGTTGTTTATAGAACTCTTCAGGTAATGTGGAGAATTGAATATTGTCACCCAACCCTCCATGCCATGCTCCTAAGATCACATCACTCATCAGTGTACTCAAATACAATTTTCCTTGTCTTCTTGCCGTTATAATCCCAACAGGTAAGATAAGTTACTTCAGCTTCAAGACATTGAACCAGATTACTGATGTTCAATTCTGTCATGATTTTACCTGCTTCTTTGTCTAGTCGTTTCATGATTCGCTAATCTTTATCATAATTTTACCAGCACTTCCACTTCTCAATAAATCAAAAGCTTCATTGATTTCATCAAGTGTAAATGTATGAGTATGTATGGTCTCATAATCCAACAGACCTTTAAGGGCAAGTTTGATATAACGAGGGATATCCTTCTCAGGATCAGTTTTGCCACCCTTTGTGGCACGAATGGACTTACCACTACCATCAAACATAGACACAGTATTAGGAAGACATACAAGACGATCTGGAGCAGGTTGTCCAGCTAGGATCAATCTTCCTCCAGGTTTCAACCTTTCAAAGGCTGCAGATATGACATTAGGAATACCAGTTGTGTCAATAATAACATCACACTTCTCTGGGAGATACTGAATATCATATACAAAACAATCTGCTCCTAGTTGTGTAACTAGATCAAACATGCTTTGATTTACATCCACACCATAGATTGGTGAAGCATTCTTCATCTTGGCTGCTTGGATAAGGTTTAAACCCACACCACCACAACCAAGAATAGCAACAGATTCACCAAACTTCAGTTCACATTCATTGTCAATAATACCCAGAGCAGTGGTGAGACTACAACCAAGCATAGCAGCGAGAACAGAAGGGGTTTTGAAATCAATCTTAGTAACACGGTTTTCAGATACGATAGAGAACTCACTTAGGGTAGTGACCTTTCCACTAGAGATAGTCTTACCATCCAAAGTATATGAAGGGGAGGGTGAATCTATGCCAGAACCAAGATGACAATGCATAACCACCTTGTCTCCGGGTCTCACAGTGGTTACACCGATACCCACACTCTCAACGATACCACAACCCTCATGGCCTATTAAGTGTGGTAGAAACTTTTCGTTACCTTTATGACCTTTAATCTCACGGAGTTGTGCTCCACACAATCCACTTACTAATACTTTTACTAATACCTGACCAAACTTAAGTTCAGTTAATCCTACTTCTCTAAGTGCAAGAGGTTGATTTAGTTCTTCAAGAACAATTGCTTTCATTTCTCTTCCTCAGAATAATTTTATCACTCATAATCCGTCATCAATACTCCATCTAAGTGATCAATCTCATGTTGAACTATACGAGCTTCAAGTGATTTTAGTTTCCATCTTTTATATTTACCACTCAGATCTTGAAACGATATTGAGATCTTACTAGGTCTAATAAGTTCAATATGTTTACCAGGAATACTCAAACATCCCTCTTCAATTTTGACAACATGATCCGAATACCACTTGATAGCCGGATTGATCATCTCTTGTATGTCACCATACTGAAGTTTAACTACAATGACTCTGATATTTCTACCAACTTGAGGTGCAGCTAAACCTATACCATTAGCATCGATCATTGTTTCTTTCATAGATCCAATGAACTCTCTAATTTCATCATCTAAAATGACAGAACAAGATAACCTTTTCAGTATCTCATCACCGTCATGTAGGATGTTTAAAATCATTTAACTTGTCTAGAATCAATATCAGCTGGGGAACTGTAGATTGCATCCAAACCATAATCGTAGTCTGGCAAAAGATGAACTAGATCATCACGAACAAAGTATGCATTACCTGTATGAATCACACACTTATATCCAATAGTCTCTCCTAGCTCTGCTACAGACTTCAGAGAACATCCAGCATAACGACTCACAAAGTCTTGGTCTGGTGTATATCCACTACTGGTTTCTACAATACAAACCTTAGGACGATACTTCTTAATACTACCAAACACATAATAATCAAATGAATCAATGTCAATAGACATCAAAGCAAAGTTATCATCGTTCAATTTCACCATAGATCGATCAAGGATGTTATCAATACTATCATCACCAGACTCCTGTACCATGTTCTTAATACAGGTTACATCAAATGGCTTGGTGTTTTGTACCAGTTGATCGAATCTACTCTCTAGACCTTCAATCAAAATAGCTGAGAAGTTTTTGGTGAACCAGAAATATGCAGTATTGCTATTATCAAATCCATCCCATGCACCAAACTCACATACTACACCATCATTAATGTTGAGATCTTTGAATAGTTGTTCTGTGATACCATCCTCACCATTGGCAGAATAGTAGTTCTTAGCAAATTGAAAATAACTCATTGGAGAATCAAACTCTTGGGTTCAGGTGTTACCAGTTTACTACCGTAGATAGAGTCATACTTCTCTCTGATAGAATGTTCTACTTCACCAACATATACAATGTGTGTGCGAGAAACTTCAAGTTCTGGTTTCTCTCTACTAACCACAGTAGCCCATGGTGTAAACCCAATGTTCTGTGCCTGTGGAATCACAACTAAGCCATTCCTTACAGTTACAGTAGATGCGTTTTCTTCAACTACCTCTGCAATTACTTCTTCGCCAGTGACAATACGAAACAGTTTTACGTCCATCATAACCTCCAAATAATTTGATACTCGTCTAGGAGGAGCTCTGCTCCAATGTCTTTCATGAACTCTTTTACGAATCCTGCCTTACCACCCTGTGCAATCTGGGTGAACCATTCAAACTCAGGGGTATTAAGGTTGTCATCAACTATAATTATACTACCTTTTCTCAAGTTTTTCATGACTGCTGTGAGTTCCTTAAGATGATGTTTCTGTGAAGGAATAGGATCTTCTGGTTCAAAATCAAATGAGTCCAAATACAATAGATCAATCTTTCTTTTCTGTGGAATGTTCCATAGAAACTCTACTGAATCACTACAATATACATGTGTCTTACTAGACACCATCTTCTGAGCGTGTGCCACATTGTCTGGATTGATATCCACTGAAGCTACTTCACCATCATAGTAGTTAATGAAGTCATCAAAGATATAGGTACTGGCTCCATCATCACCAAGAGCAAGTTGACCATGGTCTGCTCTCATACATCCTGTCTCTACAATGAAGAAGTCTTTATTCTTCTTCTCATCTAAGATCTCAAACACCATAGAGAGGGAAGTTGCCCTATCTCTTACAGGATTATTTGGTCCTGCTGGTTGTAACATCTTAGCAAAGAACTTACTACTAAACCTTTTACTGTATGTCATTCTGGTAACTCTCTGTTAATAACGATTCTCTCAAGATTATCTTTGTTTCTCTTGTAGAATATTTTACTGTTTTTGTGTTGTGATTTATACAACCATGGTGCTGGTTCTCCAGTCTCCTTACGAGTCCCACCCCAACTTGGATCTGATACAAAATCAATCCAATAACAACCAACAACCTTATTGAGTTTCTTTCTCATACGGAACATGAGATCATGATCATCCATATCCTGTGGTGAGAACTCCTCATCAAAGTAATTCATCTTTCTAAGATCCTCACTATTGATCATCAGAGGACCACGATTTACTGTACTTCTTACAGCAAATGTATTTCTATCAATGTTTGATTGATTTGCTTCATCACATGGATCTACAATATCACACCAACAGTTGTCCAAGTCTTCCTCCATTCCAAGATGTGTGGAGTTTGGATTAAACTCATAATTATGTGCAGTTCTAGCAGTTACAGCAAACACATCATCAAACGCTTCAAAGGGTTTCCTCATACGAGTATTCCAACCCTTCTCACGAATGACCATATCATCTTGGATGATAGTTACATATTTACCTTGAGCCAATTTGAGACCAGTGTTGTTTGCCTTTGTCTCAAATACATCTGGTGTATTGATTACAGAGTTAGTAATCTCAGAGTTTTTCAAATAGTCTGTGATGACTTTTTCTGATTTATCAGTGCAACCATCCACAACTACAATCAACTCATAGTTACCATCAGTATTATCTTCAATACCTTTCAATACATCCTCAATAATATCTTCTTGATTATGAACTGTAAGGATCAAACTATCGACTGGTTCTGGCTTTAAGTAATCAACCTGGTCTTTGATACTTACAAGAAACTGATCAATAGGACGATAGAGAGAAACAATTCCTTTGTTGTATCTCTCATACCAGTAGTCAGCATTACACTCAATGAAGTTACGAATGTCACTACCAACTACTGGGAGTCCATCACGAATAGCAATGTTAGTAAGGATACTTTGATCATGACGAACCTCTTCGAATCCATCCAACTCTCCCTTACCAGAGAATGTAGTAACCTCACCATTGGTCCTTTCATCTAGACACCACTTCAACCAGTCTTTCAGAATCTTCTTTGACTCATCACATACTCTCCAGAATGTAAATCCAGCTTCGAGTTGTTTAGACTCCCAGTAATCATCTTCATCACAATCCATGTAATGAAAACAATCTCTCTTAGTGTATTCACCTTGAACTGAGTTACCTAAAGGAAGGAGACATGGGTCACCCTCCCAGATATCATCGACAGCTTTAAAGATTTCAGGATGAAAGATATCAAGAGCATCTAGTGCTAGAATCTTATCATCCTCTTCCAACTTCTCCATAGTCTGTAGAAGAAAGTATGGTTTCCAAGCAAAGTGACCATAGTTATTTTTCTTCGAGAACCACTCCTCATTCTCTTTGTAGATCTCGGAGTTAAAAAGTGATTCCTCATCAACAGCAAAGTGATTTACATCTAACTGTTTTGATAGTTTGTTTAGAAA